TTGATGCAAAGCTGCCTTGCTTTCCTCACTCTTGGTGCGTTCCAGTATGGTGGTAACTGATGGCAATTTTTTGCCATCAGGAGTGGCATAAAATCGTCGACCATCCACAGTCACTCGTGGTATCGATTGGTAGTTAAATTTTGGGTTATACACGGAAACTTTCGCCGCAACCGCAACGGTCACGTTCATTGGGATTGCTGAATTCAAATCCTTCATTTAGTCCTTGGCGCACATAGTCAATGATCAGACCTTTGAGATAAACGTCATGCTTTGGATCTACCAAAATTACAAAATCAGGCTGAGCGTAATTTACCACATTTGGTTCTGGCCGGTATTCACTGACATATTCTAGCACGTATGCCAAGCCTGAACAACCCGTGGTTTTGACACCCACTCTGATACCAGCGTAGTTCTTGGCACTGATCAGTTTGAGTATTTTTTTTCGGGCTGCGTCAGTTACTGTGATCATAGCGTTTGCGATAATCTTCCACTGCGGCCTTGATAGCATCTTCAGCCAGTATTGAACAATGAATTTTCACTGGCGGCAAAGCTAGCTCTTGTGCAATTTCGCTGTTTTTGATCGAGCTGGCCTGATCAAGCGTTTTTCCTTTTACCCACTCAGTTACCAGCGAGCTTGATGCAATTGCTGATCCACAACCATAGGTCTTAAAACGTGCGTCGGTAATGATGCCATCTTCGACCTTGATCTGCAATTTCATTACATCACCGCAGGCCGGAGCTCCTACCATACCAGTGCCTACACTGCTATCGTTTTTGTCAAAGCTGCCCACATTGCGTGGGTTTTCGTAATGGTCAATCACTGCGTTGCTGTAGGCCATGCTAAATCCTTGTGTTAACTATTGTAAGATATTTATTGACTGAGATCAACCAAAACGGTTGGCTGTCACTGTGGACGTTTCATTGCTGATTTGGCCATTTTGGCCACAACCTGCTGTGCCTGGGGCACTGTCATTTTGGGATTGGGAGCTTCAGGATTGCCGCCTTTGAACACAATGGGATCTGTGCTGCCGGGCGTCAAAGGTTCCAACACATTGCTCAAAGGCGGCTGCCCTACAATGTCTACAATGTTGCGTTGGTTGATAGGAATGTCAAGACTTTGAGCAATGGATATGAATGCATCTTGACTGATTTGTTTTTGACTGTTGGTATCAGTGGCCCGGCCAGCTAGAAAATCAACCAAGCCCAATAATTGTTTGGGCTCGGGTGTGGCACCAGCAAAGTCACTGACTTCCGTAATTTTCATTATCTGCGACTGCGACCTAATGCATTGTCTGACCCAGCAGGTTCTTCACCGCCCATGGCATCAGCAGCGGCAGCATCTAGTTCGTCACCTGCATCAGCAGCCATGTCGGCTCCGGCTTCTGCGCCCATGTCAGCACCTACTTCGGCTCCAATGTCAGCGCCTAGGTCAGCACCAGCTGTGCTGGGTGCAGCTTGACCAGTGACTACTCCTAGAGCCTGATCCAGCTGTTGTTTGGCGCCTTGAATGTTTTGCAACAAACCAGTCAGCGCCGCGGTAGCATCAGTGTTGAACTGTGCAGCTTGATCCACACCCACTTGATTCTTGATAGAGTCTACCAAAGCTGGCAGTTCTTTGAATTGCAATTCGCTGACATCTTCCAACATGCCTTGCATCTTGTCGACCATGTCCTGTGCTGCCAGCACTACTTGAGCTTGTTGCACTTCGCTTTCTTTCAGCATGCGATAGGCACGACGCAGACGACTTTCGGCCACTGCTGCGGCCTGTGCATTGACCAGCTGTTGTTCTTCGGGGCTTAACGACTGACCTTTTTTCAGCTTGTCCTGTGCAGCTTTGAGTTTGGGGTTAACCTGGGTTGAACTGCCATTGGCTGGAGCTGGCACAGCACCTGTGGCTGGTGGTTGCATTTCACGCAGTCTAGTGGTCAGAGCCTGCTCCATCATCATCAATTTGAGATAAGCAGGATTGCGCTCGCTGCGATGTCTTGCAATGGTCTGATTGTGCTCGCCTATCACTGCTCGTACTTTACGCAACATTTGACTGGTTTGTTTGGCATTGAGTCGGTCCACAGCAATGTTGGAGCCAAAATAACTTTCAAACGTCTTGGTAATGAGACGAGTTTTTTTAGGAGTAGCTAGGTCTTGCAGTTTCATTTGAGAATCCTCTAAGTTGTATATATTTAGCCGAAGATATGCATTTTTCCAATTCTGCCGACACTGCATGATTCTGTGCTAATTTTTTTTCCAACTTGGTGTTGACCATTTCTTTGAAGTCCGCTGACGCACTGCGTCGTGCCAGTTCGCTGCGGCATTTGATATCGCCAGATATCAATTGTTTTTTATGGTCTAAAGTTTCAATCTGCCGTGACAGATTGTGTTGTTTGTGATGTTCGGCAATGACCCAGGAAATTGCAGATCTTTTGCTGTAAAGTCTGCTGACAAGGTTTTTGTAGTGCCAAATTTGATAATCTTGTGACGATGGTTTGATATGATATCTGCCAAACACCACCCAACCATCATTGTCATTGCCAAACATAATTTGATCAAGTTTTTGGCTCAGCGCACGTTCAGCCCACTGCTCAAATTTTTGTTCTTTGTTCATTTCAACACATAGTGGGTAACCAACCAACCGATCATGCCAGTTAGAAAAGTGATAATACCCAGGCCCCAGTTTATCAATTGATTGTTGCGTTTTTCTGCCATGGAGTGCACCATTTCGTGCACTTCTGTGACCACAGCTTTAACATCGTCTATGTCACTTTTCACTGAACCAATTTGCAGTTCTAATGCTCTATATCTTTCAGCACACAATTCAACGTGAGCTTCGAGACTTTTCTTTTCAATGTCAGTTGTGTCAACCATGGTCAATTATTTACCGATTCAAACCAAATGTTTTCATGGGGCTTGAGCACTGGTTCAATTTCCTGTGCTTCGTCCAGGCCTGTCAACATGGGCACACCGCTGCAATCTTGATACAAAGCTGCAAAAGGATCGGTGTTGCCATCTAGACTGTAAGTGCTTTCTGCTTCAACTTCAAAAGTAAATGACCAGCCTTGCTGAGAGCACACGGGTGTTGAAATGCGCTCAGGCTGACTACGCAAACTGATAATTTGCAACAGAGTTTCAAAGTTGCGTTGTTGATTGCGAGACTTGGTCCAGTCGTTGATATTTTCAATCGTGCGGCCAGTTTTGTCAACAAAGGGAATTTGTCCTATGCGAAAATGCCCAGTGATTCCAGTTGAAGAGCAATCAAACAAAGTTCTACACACATATTTCATTGCAGTTATTTACAGTCAAAACAAAACCCCGGAGTTTTTACTTCCGGGGTTGCGTTCAATGCACCTAAGATCAGGTCGATAATTTGAAACCAGCGTCAGTTGCACTGTTCAACTGGTAGCCAGTGAAAGTGATGTTGGCTGTGCTCAATGCTGTGGCAGCGTTGGCAAAGGTTCCAGTTGGGTAGATGGCCACTGACAGAGCAGTGGTATCAACTTGATACATGGCCACTGTGCAAACTTGTTGCAGAGCTTGAATCACGTTGGCCACATATTCTTGGACGCCTGACTGAGTAGCCATGCTGTTGTTGGCCACAAAGCGATAGAAGTCCAGCTTGGGACCTTGTGGTTGCACAGGTGAACCACCAGTGCTGGTGCTGGGTGCAATAGGACCATTTTGCGTGTCTAGTGCAAATACTGGTTGTGCATCACCGTTAACGGGGGCGAAATAAGCCATTTTAAATCTCCTAATGTATGGTCTCTACGGACCTGCTTTTATTTAGCCTTTTGGCTAAAAATCACTGTCTAGGCGGATTGTTTTGGGCACGATTTCTAGCAGTGAAATCAAAGCGGTTCACAGCTTTGGCATAGCCTGCAGGAGTGGCCATTACCCAACCTTCTTGTCCAGGGTGCTCTAGATCTGCTTGCTTTAGAATATCCATCTTTAGATCATGCAACAGTATAAATGCAGTAAATGCCGCTGCCAATGCTGATGTGTTTGATGTGGGGCTTTCCAAATATTCCACTATGTTGCGGAACTTGCTAGGAGTCACCTTGCTTTGTAACCACTCACCAAACTCGGGTAATAGTGTGGCAGGGTTCAGCGGAGCACCAACCTTGGTGTTGATATAGTCCACGCACAGTTTGGCAAGGTCAGTG